CGTAGCCAGAAATGGCAAACAACCTCACCTCCTAAGGAAATCTCAGGAATAGTAAGAGATCCATATTGGGACAAAGGAAGGTCAAATTGCCCCAAGTGGCGCGGTATAATAGTGTCTTCTCCAATAATGAGTCGCCCTTTCTCATCATATATTTCTAAACCCATGCCCATTACCATATCCCCATTCTGATACGCATTGTGCCTTTTTTATCAAACAAACGTTTTAATATGTTTGTTTCAATCCAGTACCCCTGAGCGTTATTCCCATATTTAATTTCTTCACCAGTGCGCATATTAAGTTGATAGCCCACCTTGTTTGCATGGCTGAAATTGGTTGATTGCAATACATTAGCTATTTTTGCACTGGTAATAGTTGCATCACCAATAAAAGCTTCATTAACAACTACCTGTCCATTCTTCACGATAAACGGTGTCACCACTTTGCCGTTTAATGACGATATCACCGCAAAGTTTTGGGCATTGACCAGAAATTGGCTATTTCCTTGTGCATTAAACCCTAAGCCAATGCCCGTAATGACTTTATTCCCTTTGCTATCTTGCTGAACTTTCATTGTCCATGATGCGGAAATTTTGCCATTTATGTCGGTGACCACTTTCGACGTTTGTTCAATTTTGGCTGAACTTGTACCCACTTGGCTTTCAAGGCGAGTGACTTGCTGGGCGGTAGAGGTCACTTTACCTGAGACCTCAGTCACCTTAGTTTCAAGTTGGTTTACCGCATTCGCCGTTGCATTGGCTTTCTGTTCGCTGGACTTAGGTACTTCATTCGCCACAAATCCTTTCGGTGCCACCGATTGTTTGTTATTGGTATAAGTGCGGGTGATAATTTGATGGTTAACACTTTTATGCTTAGTGAGCTGATATTTAGCACCTCCTCGCAAATAGATATATTCCACAGAACCATTCGTTAATTGAGCTGGCCCCATCACAGGGGATTGATTTGTCCATCGCCAATCAAAATTATCAATGATGCGGTTTTCAGACTGGGTTCCCCATCCGGAACCACTCACTTGCCATTCCACAATCATGGCAAAGCCTTTGGTGCTGTGAGTCGCATAGCTGGGTTTATTGTCTGAATATTGCCCTAAGGTTCTAAAAACCTTAAAGGCATAACGTCGAGAAGTTACTAATGGCAAAATAATCGGATAATAGGTGTTTTCATTGAGTTTAGATAAATCTAAATCCACCACCACGAACTCCGTTAAATCGGCTCTCACTTTATCTAATTTGCTGGATAACGTTTGTACCTGAGAGGTTGCAGACGTCACTTTGCCATCAATATTAGTTACTCGCGTATTTAACGCATTCACCACACTGCTATCAGCTTTCCCCTTAAGATTTGAATTGAGCGTTGAAATCTCTTGCGTTTGTGCTTGCTGTTTCGAGGTAAGGGTTTCTAATGATTTATTAATCGCTGAAACATTCCCATTCATCCGTGTTTCCAGTGATTGTCGGGCTTTCGCTTCTGCTTGGTCGCCTGTAACACGTGCTTGTTTCTCTGCGGAAATGAGTCCTGCGGTGACTTTCGATAAATCATTACCGGTATAATCACCACGAAGTTGTGTAGCTAAGAATTGGCGTTGTTGTGCTTCGGTTTTATCAGTCTCAATACGTGCTTGTTGCTCTTGTTTAATTGCGGCTACCTGTGCTTCTGTTGCCGTTGAAACTTGATTTATCCGCTCAGCCAGTAATTTTCCTGCCTCCTCCCATTTTTTTTCACTTTCTTCAATCGTTGCTCCATGCCTCATCAACTCAGATAAAATCTTGTCATGATTTATCCTCATTAACTCATGTAATTCAGTAATATCGATTTGGTTAGCTTTACTGTTAATTTCACCCAATAAGTCTTGTGCGAGTTGGTCTCGGCTGATTTGCCCCGCTAATTCTTCAAGAATAGCGTCTATGTTACCGTCAACTTGTCCTTTAGCTTCTACAAAATGAGACTTCCCATATTCATTTACGCTTCTTACATAAAACCAGTAATCACGCCCCGGCTTTAATTGCCCTTTTGTCCAGAACTTAGCGCGACTTAAGAAATCAGCTTTTGACTCTATCTCATTGATATTATTTATTTTTATTTCACCAGAAAACCAGAACTCAAACTCGGTATTTAGAGTGTGTGGCACGGCGATATGAGGGATTAGTTTTATTTCAAAAAAACCAGACTCAACAATTATTGAGCTAGGTGCACTTGGCGTACCAATAACCATCTGGACTTTTGATTCATTACCAAGCATCCCATTAGTATCTCTGCCTCTTACACCGACAAGATAGTCACCAGCTTCAAACCCATTAAAGTAGTACTCTAAATCTGTGGTATTACCAGTAGATACAACCTTACTGTCTTTATAAAGAGTGACATTAAATGAAATATTTCTGTTGATGGTTGTTGTCATCCACATTGCCCTAGCCTGAACTTGTGAGCTGTCATTGACATAGGCGATGGAAAGTCGTTCTATGTTAGGGATTCGGATAACATTTTGCGTTGGAGGGTTTCCAGTAAAATCAACACCATTATCAACAATACGCTCTTTTTGCGGTTCGTGTTGAATGCAGTTATATAAATAAATCCCGTCTTTATCTTCCGAAATGGTAATGACTCGAAACAATCTTGTTGTTAACGTGCTTTTGGAAATGGAAAATACACCATACTGTTTCAATCCATTCGGGATCTCACGCAAAGTGACAATATCACCATCGATAGATTGAATATCTATTTTCTCGAACCCGCCTGATGACCCTAAAAATGAGAAAGTACCTTTATCGTCATATTCCCAATCTATAGGCGCGTCAATAATAATAGTGCTACCATTAACTGATAAAACCCGACCTCCTACCTTCACTCCTGCAAAGCTATCGTCTGCTACTTCAATAATATCGCCAGAGATGCAGTTAATCCCCTCTCTTCCTGTTGAGAATGTAACGCTATCTTTCTCCAGCTTTTCTGTCTGTAATATCCACTTACCCACTCTGTGAGCCTGTCCGCGACTAGTGCAACCAAAAGCAGTAACTTTCTTAACATTTACACCGCCGAATCGCTGAATAAGATCATCATCTTGGATGAATTCTCTTTCTTCACTCCATCCATTACTCGGGTTTACCCATGACACCTCGATAGCATTATGACGGGCTGATTTCGCTGTTGATGTATATTTAAATTTTCCATCAATAACATTTGAGTTTGTGTACGTCCATACTGGATCTGATGGTCTATCTTGAAAGCACGTTAATTGCTGTCCGTCCCATAAAGGCATACCGCGAAATACAGACGCTAAGTCATCAAGCACTTCTTTGGCTTTTCGTTGAGAGGTAATGTAGGCATTAAAAGTAAAGCGAGGCTCTTTGTTGCCAAACCCATCATCAACCAATTCATCACAGTAACGAGCAATGGCATATAGCGCGAATTTATCAACGCCAAACGAGCCGATCATCTCTCCTATACCGTATCGCTCATTAGTGACTAAATCGTAAAAAACCCATGCAGGGTTATTAGACCATGCTGGCTTGAAGCGACCAGTCCAGATGCCTGTATAAGTACGGGACTCGGGATCATAGTTATCTGGAACTTGGATAATCATCCCTTTGATATGATAGGTGCGATTGGGTGTATCACCGTATTGGGATTTATCGATTTTCATCCCGACGACAGCAGAATTAGGGTAAGAGAATTTAGCGTCAGTTATTTCTGTGTAGCTTGCCCATACCGTTCCGTTTTTCAGTAGATCACTTTTACTATCATCTGTTAATCGTGAAACTCTAATTTGGAAAGGTTTCTTTTTAGGCGCATCAATGATATATGATTCTAAATATTGACCACTGATTTTTCCGGTTATTTTTGCTGTTTCTGCATGTGTCCAACCAGAACCATCATTAACTTCAATAAGCATTTCTACCGTAGCATCGTGCTGATTTCCCTTGTCATCTTGACTAACAAGAGCAGAAACACCCAAAGTGAATCTAACGCGGTCAGTTTCCTGATCTGAAATAGTGCGTAAAATTGGTGTGCTTTTTTTTACCTCTACATTGACAGGAATTTCTTTTTCTACAAAAGGAAAATCCTCTAATGGTTCTTGCGTTTGCGTTCCTGATCGCCACTGAACCTCAACACCATGAATATTCGGATTGCCATCTTCATCTACAACAGGCGTTCCATTCAATAAAAATCCTGACATACCACCGACAGGGCCTTCTATCGGCCCTTCTGAAACTAAATCGATGACATTAAGAAATTGTTTGTTTTTTAAGTTGTCATCGAGCAACCTAGGAGTGCTTCCTCCACCGCCACCTTTGCCCATTAAACAGTCTCCAAACCTTGTGATATTACATTTGAACCCACAACCATCTCGCCATAACAAATAGGAACCGGATAACCTTGACCGACTCTATTTGATAGCGAGCTGAAATACTGGTTACTCTCTGAGTTTCGCCCCTCTATACTTGGCGCTGGCGGTGTTTTAGTTAACATGGTTGCCAATCCAGCGGCGGCCACACCTACACCAGCGGCAAATAATGCAGTCGATGTCATCGTTGCCAGAAAACCGCCCGGTATTAAAAATGACGCACCAATTAAAGCCGCTCCACCAATAATGCCTAGCCACCCACCGGATTTAGCACCACCAACTATGGGGACGATTGTAATAACATCACCTTCATTTAATGGCGTACTTAATCCCGTGGAAATACTATCCTCGGTCATATCATTACCTGCGATACGAACGCGAAACTGACCTTGATTAATCTCTTTTTTCAAACCATCAATTTGATAGCAAAGACAGCGTAAGGCCTCACCTGCATTACTTACCTCAAGCTCGAACCTGCGTCCAAATCTGCGTAAATAGCCTGCAAACTGTAATTTGACCATTGTTTATGCCTCCAAATGCTGTGAGTGTATTTAAACCAGTAACCACCGTAAGTATCTCGCTTACTCAATCTGTCTGGCCTGTGATGCAATATCTCTTGATTACCTAAGTACAATGCAGCGTGACAAGGTTTTGATGTTCCTAAGCAAATCAATATCATATCTCCTGCTTGAGCCTCTTCTACTTGATGAAATCCCTGCTTGTCCGTGTTATCAAGATAGAGATTTTGTTCTGTGTACCACCATTCATCGGGACGAATAAAATCATCTAGCTGAATGCCTGACAGATGATAGGCATCACGTATAATGGAATAACAATCCTGCTCACCATGCTTAAACTCTCTACCTAACAGTGGCGCTATTGGCCTGAACTTATGGATCTCTCCATCACATACCAACCACCAAGGCAGATTTGTTTTCCTTTGTATTGTTCTGTCGCCAGAACTCAGGTACGGCTTTCCGTCAGGGTGACTATGAACAATAGCTTTGATTTCTGAATAGCACTCTGCCGTCATCCAATCGTCTGGGTTAATTTCAAAATAGTTTTGCGGATCGGGATGTATGTTTCTGCAAGGGAAATACCTGTCACCCGAAATTAAGCCGCAAGACTCCCTCACTCCTTCCGCTTTCGCGTGAGCGATAATGTCTTTCTCAATCATGGATTAACCTAATTTATTTGAGCCTAAATACCCGCCGAATGGCATGACAGATTTAAATCTTAATTTGCACCCGCTGTATTTATGAGAGCATTTGTCTTTTAAGGGATCGGTTGTTGGTTGATCTTTTTCATCTGCAACAGGTGGTCCATCATAACCGCAATCAAATCCTCGGTATCGCCACGAGCAGATATCAGCCTGAATAACTCGCCTAGGTATCAGGGCGTTATCTGTTTCTGTTGGAAGTGCTAATATATACGTCACAAAATCAGAGTCTGAACTTTCTCGCTGTTCGATAACATATTTTTGAACTGCTTCTCTTGTTGGATCTGCTTGTGGGTTTCCGTTGGGAAAATTAACAGCATCGAGATATTGCTCTAAAACCTGCCTGCGAGTAACGACAGCGCCTAGCGCATCATCATAGTCGTTGTTAATCGCAGTTAACATTCCGTCAAAGTTAGCAAACGTCATTTTTGGTCTGTCTGATGCCCCCTGAGCTGTTACACTAAACCCTGTGACCTGAACAGGATAAGGCTCATATCGTAAGCCCTGCCAAATAATAGGTTTTAATAAGCCATTCATGCCGTCATGGAACCGGTAAACGTCACCACCAAAACGACTTAAATCGACCTCATACAAATCTAACATTGCATTTTGCTGTAAATCTGCAACATCTATACGCATCTCTTGAGGTATATCCCTCATGCAACAACCTCCTCAAATGTGCAATCTATCTGCCATGCCGTCGCTCTTGGCGTTACCTGCCATCCACGGCAAACAAATTTACGTTTAGAGTTATCATCACTGGTTAGCCATAAGAATGATTCAAGTGCACCTCGAGCCTTAAGAAACTCATCAATCTGTTTCCCAATATCAGTACGCTTAACAAATGAGAGTTGATAAGTCTTTAGTTGGTTGTTGATCCCATCTTTGACCCTTTGTTCGTAACCGTTACCAAACTTGGCTACTTTTACTTTAGGCTCATTACCCACCTGATAAGCTGTTTCAGGTCGCCATTTAAACTCTTCCATTGGTTACTCCAATAAAAAAGGCGACACAAAGCCGCCTGATCAAATATCAGGATATTAATAAATATCCATTAGGTTATTTTATATATTCAGCCCAGAGAAACTTGCCGAAGGAATGGCTGATTTACTTCGGTGTGAGGGAATTTTATGCAATTTAATTTGATTCATGTTTCAGGCATAGACCGAGCTAATGATAAGAACACATTAGATATTGCCTTACAAGGTTCGGATGGTTCAATCCACCATTTCACAATAGATGTCACAGGTAAAGTTGTAGAGAATTTAACATTAAGAGATATTGAAAAATTAGCTATACAACACGCAAAGAATAGCTTTGCTAACTGTACTAACGGCTAAAGCTTTCGACTGCAGTAATTCGCGTGCTTAGTATATCTAAATCACAGCTCGTTGCCTTTTGCATATCAGCGAGCTGTTTTTCCAGTGACTCAATTCTTTTCACTAAATCTTCTATTGATGGTGTTGGTGATGTGTCAAATACTCCAATTTTCGCTATTCTAAATTTCACGTTACCATCACTATCTTTAATTTCTTTGATATTCTGATTACTCATAACTACCTCTCTTAATTACCAACTTCTTACTTTTTCCAAAGCACCACCGCTACGCATTTCGTTACCAAGTACGTCATAAACCGTACCTCTCACCATTTGCTGTATCTGTTGTGCTTCCTTTTGAGTGATGCCATTAGGCGCTTGAACTTGGAATGTAAAGTGCATATCACCCATACTGACACCATTACCACCTTTACCCATTTGTCGATTACTAATAACTCGACCATTATCACCCGGTATCATGTACTGACTACCGTTAGATGCCTTGAATATCTCAGGCTTACCACCCTCACCCACTCGATACATAGAGCCAGCATTTACGGGCCCACCATTTTTACGAGCACCAGCAAGCGCAATCATAGCGGGAATAGCTGTTGCCATTGCAGCCATACCCCATGTGGCGGCAGAGCCCATCGTGGCAATACTGGTTGTCGCTGCTGCCGGAGCCATAGCATTTGTAATTGCTGCGCCAGTGGTTGTAGCCTCCGCTATAGCTTGTGCATTGGAAGCCTTACGCATGGCACTTTCAGTAACCATATTCTTAACCTGTTGCATACCCATTTGAACCAGAGCGCCAACGGCTTGGTCTACAATGGTTAATGCGACATTACGGAAAGCATCATTAAGGGATTGTGTGCCTGTTAATAGCCCCGTGAGTACGTTAGTAGAGCGTTGTCCTAATGCGTCCAACCCATCAGCTAAGAATTGATTAGCTTGACTTTGATTACGCCATATCTCCCATTGAGCATTTAACCGGTCTTGCTCATATTGAGTATTAGCGGCATTCATTAACTCTAAGCCACGCTGAGTAATAGCGCCTTTTTCTGTTTCGAATTGGCGGATCATCTCAAGTTTCTTAGCGTGTTCGTTAGCCAGTGCTTGAATCGGGTCATATTGCCCTTTGGCTTCAGTTATTGGGTCAATAACCGCATTTATTTTTATTTCAGCCATTCCAGCATCAAATGCCTTCATTGCTTTATTGCCTAACGCCTTAAACGTTTCTTCATCAATGAAATCATTATCAAACATGCGTTTAAGCTCTTCAGACTCTTGTCTAAATGCTCTTGCAAGTTTTAACTCCGGTGTGATTTCTTGTGACTTAATAAAGTCATCGACTTTTTGTTTGAGGTCAAAAACTTCGGCGGCTTCTTTAGCAATAGCTTTCTTTTGCTTATCTGTCGCATCAGCACCCAGACTTTGAACAGCATTAAAAATAGCCATCTCTCTATTTACGTTAGCTGCGCCAGAACTCAATAATTCAAATTCTTTTCTTAACGCCTCAGTCTGTTGTTGTTGTTTTTTAATGGCATCGTCAATGCGTTTAGCTTCGTTATTTCCTGATTTTGATTTCTTGTTTTGATTTGTTAACTTTTCCCTAGCCTCGGTTTCTTCTTTAATTAATTGTATATAACGCTTTACCTGTCCCTCATCAGTCATGCCCATTTTGGCGGCCATGACGCTTGCACGATACTCTATCGCCGCATCTTTGCCATCCTTCATCTCTATTTTTAATGCAGTAACATTATTTTCAAGGTCTTGTAGCATCACTTCAAAGTTATTTGATAACTTCGCTTCTAATGCTGTTCTGAGGTTCGAAATAGCAATTTCTGCTTCCTCTGGAGGTACTTTTGCATCCTCAAGTGATTTAGCAAGATTGTCTATCTGGGTTTCTATATCAGCAATAACCGGAGAGCCTAGCTCTAATGTTCTCAACAATAATTCGTTAGCTTCACGAACTCCGCCAACGGATTTTAGATATAAAGCATTAGCTTCTATTTGTTCGTCGGTTTTACCTGTCCTTTCTTTTTCTGTCTTGTTTAATAATTCCAGTGTTCGGGAATAGTGCTTGTTTTCTTGTGTTAGATCTACTAACTTACCCTCTAACTCGCTAAGTTTTTGTTTTGCTTCATCTACATCTTGCACATCCTCCCAAACTCTACCGCTACCATCCTTGATACTTTGAATTATTGAACGTATATATGTTATTTTCTTTTCTAAAGAGTCAATTTCTTTCGTGTTTTCATTAATAACTGACCTTGCTTTTGATGCGGCAGCAGCAGCTTGTTTAGCGTTAAGCTCATCTAGTTTATTGATAGCTTCGTCAATTTTTGACTTATAATCATCAATAGATGAATTGTTGCTCATTGATTGATAAAGCGCATACACCCCTGCTGCGGCTAACATAAACAATCCAGTAGGACCACCCAATAATGCCATTGCGCTTTTCAATCCATTCATGGCAACACTTTGTGCCTGTGTGGCTAGCGTTACTTTTGCTGACGCTGCGGCAACTGCCTCATTTGCTGACTTTAAGGTTGCTTTACCTTTCTGCTCTAGCGCTATTGCTGCGTTTAATCGTTTAGTTGCAAGCGCTTCTGCCTCTTTTGCTGCTGCAATACGAGCCTCTATTGCGGCTATTTCTTTACCAGTAACTGACAACTGTGTCTTTATTTTGTTTTCGGTGGCGTAAAGTGCATTTTTTGCTTTAGTTACCGCCATTAAATTCTTTTCGCTAGCCGTCATCTGGTAGTTTTCTTCTGCATCTTTAACCATCAAAATTTGACGCTGACGAAGTGCCTCCAGATCCTTCATTTTTGCATCTGTAGAGCGCTCTATTTCAGTAATAGTGCTTTTTTCAGCACTAACTGAGGCTAACTTGCTTTGAGCTTCCTCTTTTGCTGCTTTTGCATTTAATACTTGCTGAGATGCCGCGGCTTGAAGTGCTTCTGCTTCTTTTTGCGCTGATTTAGCGTGTTCTAATTCTGCTTGAGTGGCTAGGATCGCGGCTTTTGTGTGCTGAACAAGTTGACTTGTTGCGCTACCAACATTGCTAACATAGCCAGCGCCAAATGTTCCTGATACGGTACTTAAGACGCCAGCAAATCTATTGTTCACCTGAGTCGCTTTCTCTGTTTTTGCTGACTGAGCGCCAATACTGCCAGCTAACTCAGACATTTTTCTGGATAGCTTGTTTATCTCTGGCATTTTTAAAGAGGAACCAACATTAGCGGCCGTTCTATCTAGCTTATTAAGCGCTTCTGTGGTTTTTTTTGTTGAGTTATTCATCTCCTCTAGGGATTTGCTTACTTCCTTTTCACCTTGTAATAAAGGCTTTATATCCATTGATACTTGGTAAACAATACCGCCAACTTTTTGTTCTGACATTTTAAGTCTCCTAAAAAAAGAAAACCCTGCAAAAATGACAGGGTCTTATGCACAAAATATGAAATCTTTATTTGTGTGAATCATATATTTTATCAAGCACGCTTTTAGCTATATTAAAGTTATTAATATTTATGATTTCATCTACTGATTTATTATTCCTGTATGGATAATACCTTATTGTTACTTTTGGGTTATGATTAAGCCTTTTAATTATATCTGTAGCCTTTTCTCCATAATATATCCCACCTAATTCGGATTCGATTGGCTTATCTTTATCAAATCTAATTAGCGATCTTGATGATTTTAATACCCCATTACCAACATACACTTGATACCCATCAGTATCTTTTGTCACGGTTATATTATTGGCCGACAAATAACAATAATACTCATCTGTCATCGCGTCGCTTTTACACCCAAAAGACCATAGTCCATTACTGCCATCAATTCTTCCAGAACCATCCTCATGATACACACCTATGTTATGTCCTTCTATATTAAAATGTTCCTTTGGTTTAATCACGTATGCAGTATCATCTCTATTTTTCCATATACTGCACTCCAAATAACTGTTTGGCATTAATTTATGAGTAGAAAATATAGATTCACTAATAATTACTTCTCTAGGCTTTATTTTTGAGTATGTTAATTTTGTAAATTCTTTACATCCCAACGCTCTTACTTCAGGGATATCATCCATCCATGACACTTCACTTTTTTCAACCACTATTGCCTTAGCTGAAGGCATAAATAATATTAGCAAAGATACTGTTAATGTTACCTTCCTCACAACACCATCCTCGTTAGTTAATTTGTTATTAGTTTAGCTGTTTGTGGTGCAAAGAAAAGCAAAAAGCCTCAATCAAGAGGCGTAGTATGTGATCTCAAGCAAGCCGTCCTTGGCTTGGGTGATTAAGCTACTTCTTTGAATTCCTTATCATGAGTAAATAAACCATCCCAGTTCTTTTTCATTGGTAGTTCACCAGCAAGATAGAGATCATAAAGACGTTTAGCACCTTTCTTTAGTAATACTGGCTGATACTTAATGAAAGGTTCGTGACCGTGTGGGTTAATTTCACTCTGGTTTTCTGTCATGTACTTATCACGAGCGTATGAAGCGACACGCCAGCGAATATTTTTACCTGACTTACTTTCGTTATATAGCCAGTTGCGTTCAGCTAACCACATTTGAACTTGTTGAGTATTTACACCGTTAAGCATTTTACAAAATTGAGTCGGTGTCATGCCTTCTTTGAACAAGTTAGACATACACTCGACTTTGTTTGTTAGCTCTTTATTTGATGATTCAAGAGCTAATACTTTTTCAGTGTAATTTAATAAAGCAGAACGCAAGAATTCAGGATCATTAAGTGCAACAATTGGTGTTGCTTTCCCTGACTCAAGCTCCCTCCAGCGTTTTGATACTTTATGGCGCAATGGAACACTGTATCCAGTCATTAACGTCATTGTAAGATCTTGGTCTAATCCTATTTCATCAATAACAGAACGACCCTTGTAATTTTTACGCTTAATAAAAAACTCTTTAGAAACATAATCATCCGTTTTTGGATAATTAAAATCTAGTTCCATAAACATTTTCTCAATGTCACGAACTACGTGATGGTGAGCCTTTCCTGTTAATTCTGCAATCTCACGACTTGACATAGTGACATTTGTTTCATGTGATGCTAAAGTTAATTCGTTCATTGAAACATTTCCTTCTTGGTTTTGTTTGGGATTAGCCAGCAGGTGCGAACTGTTGGCTTTTCTGTTTTTACCTGCATATTCTTGGCAACTCACCTTCTTGTAATCTCCCGTTAATATCTCTCCTTAAATTCATCAGAAATGCATAACCATCTTGAAATCTATCAACCAACCTTCCAGCAAGTGGTGATTCAAGTTGTCTTAGCATTGGATATATTTCTGACTTCCATGCTGAATAAAAAACATCGTAGTGATTAAATAGAGCATTAATGTTGTGAGCATCTTTTTCCCTTTGGGTTATTGGGCGCGTGCTAACAACAACCTCATTTTTTCCTTTATTAAAATAGTGATCTTCCATTAATTCGAACACATCCCATGCTTTGTCTGTGTCTAACATTTTCGCATGGCGAGCCGCACCTCTTTCTGTCCACAGAATTAAACTTCTCGCTTTTGGTGAAATTTGTAGGTTACTTAAAGTAACTCGCAAATTTTTTAGAGCATTTCCAATAACTTTGAAGTAATGCTTACCCTCAATAAAGCGACCTGCATTACGGGAGTGGTTTACTTTTATGTTGTTACTTTTAGTATCATATAACTCAGCTAACAGTTCAGTCGTAACTACAGGTATTCCGTTATGCATAATTGCTGGGATGGATTTAACTGAATTGCTCATGTCGTTAATATTTGCTAAATTAGTCATGTCACTTATTCTCGCCCAAGAGTTTATTTGATAATGAAACCTCAATTGCTCGAACAATTGGGGTTTCTTCTTTTTTACGGCATCTCAAGTTCACCATTTTCCACTTTCTCTCTAAATACCTCTAAAATATATTCAAGCTGAACTTGAGTAGAGCGCCGTCTATTCTCCGCAACATTATCAATCCATTGCCTCATATCTGGCTTCATTCGAAATGGATACGGCATAATTCTGTTTTTCTTTTCCATTTTATCTCCTGTGAAGTATTTCAATATCACATCTTCATGATGTAGTATTAGTTATATATCATGACTCACATTGTGTCAATATGAATTTTAAAGAGTTCACATATGAATATAGATGATAATTTTAAAAATCGCATACAACTAGTTAGGCAATCTTTAGGCCTTACTCAAGGTGATCTTGCTGACAAGGTAGGAGTGGTCCGTAGGCAAATAGCCGCTTATGAGGCTGGTGACTCAAAACCAAGAATTAATGTACTAAACAATCTTGCTGCAACATTAGGAGCTACCGCTGAGTGGTTAGCTCAAGGTATTGGCGCCCCCCCAGAGATTGGGCGAGTCAGATCCACGATTACCTTGCCGCTAATACCTATTCTGACTTTTACTCAAGCTGCTAATCTGCCAAGTGATGACAATATGGTTGGGTATGATTACATCCCTGCTCCTCGTTTAGCTTCAGATACTGCGTTTGCTGTAAGGATAGATGGTGATTCCATGCAATCTAACTCTGCAATTACCTTTCCTGAAGGGAGTATTGTTATATTTGACCCAGAATTAGATGCTAACAATGGCGATTTTATTCTCTGCAAACTTGATTCAAGTAATGATGCTACTTTCAAACAGCTAATTATTGATCAAGGTGAGTATTACCTTCATTCGCTAAATCCAAAGTATATGAATATGTTAGTTAGTAAAAAATTAACTATTTTGGGGGTAGCGATAGAATCTAGAAAGGAACTATCGCCAGATATAATTATGCTATCCAGAAGCGGAATGATATCTAACTTTATGGAAAACATTAGCGATAAGGATACAAAGAAAGAAATTGAATCCAAAAAAGATAGTATTTCTGGAAGACTAGACAAAATTGAATCCATGCTAGAAAAACTAGTAGCCAACAGTACTCAACAAAATGATAAATAAGGATATGGTATGAAACTTACCCCAGAACTACTACGTGACGGATGTCAATGGCTAGCTCGAGAGTTAACTAGGCTAGAACAACTAAACCAACCTTTATCAATAAATGATTTTTTTTCATGGTCATCAAATGAAGCTTTTATTAAAACCATATTTACACGGTACAGAGAGTTCATTAAGGGGCTCTATATTCTTGATCATGAAAGCGAATATTATTGCGTAGAACTTACTGAGTATATGGAGAACGCTTTAGCGAGACATGAAAATGTTATAACCCCTGAAGTATATGGCGTCGTGGATAATGCATATCTGCTAGCTATAAATGTCGTATTTTCGATAGCAAGGGAAGCTGATGATCTATAACACCCAGCCCAAGGATGGGCTATCAATTCTCGCGATTCGCTATAATCAAACTATATCAATAAATTACACAAGATAAGTTTTACAACTTTTTTGTAAAACTCTTTAGGAGTCGCTCAATATTTGAACTACAAAACTTTTGTAGTTACCTACAATTATTTTGTAGGTCGGTCATTTCAAGTTAGAACAATCAAACAATATCAATAATTTGAGATATTCAGGCAATAAAAAACCCCCAACAATTGGGGGGCGCTTCAGTGGGTTATGGTTTTATTTTTAAATTCATTATTAACATTGAGATATTGAACAAAAAAGAGATGAGTTCTAACACCATGCTCATACCATAAAAAAACAGCCACTTACTAACAAAATTAAAAGCAGCAATATCTATAAACTTATTAACTCCAGACCATGTCAAAATAACTGCAAATACAAGTAATGGGTAGCCCATATCCACAGCTAAAATCTCATGACCAAACTTAATGTTTCCGTTCTCTTTTTCCTTATCTAAAAGCTGATAAAGCCTATTTGGCAAAATAAACAATAGCGCAAACACACCTATACCAAACCCGAGCAAGCTAGGAAAAACACTTATTATTGCATCAGCAGCATCCCAATTTACATCCAAGAATAACCAACAAATAATAGATAAAATAACTGTTAATATTAGTGTATATAGTAATTTTTTACCTATTTTATCGAGCCATAAAGATAACGGGGCAATAGATCCGTGATTATCCACCTTACCTTCATAAACGTATGCATTAGCAATGCGAAAAATATCACCTGCAATAGGAATCGCTCTGATCTTTTTATAGTTTAAATATTTTTCTTGCATTGCCGCCCTCCTGTAAAGAACATTACTAATACTTTGACACTGTTCTTTTTATTGCTCGAACTATAAGGTTTTTTATTTCTATTGCTCTAGACCTTCGTCCCAATTGTTTTTCTTCTTTATAGAATTCTCTCACTGGATGATCTTCCATCACATACTTATGTTTTTCCCCATTTTCATCAGTATAAGATACTTCGACATTCCCATACCTTGCAGCTAAAACCATTTGTACTTTTGCTTGCTCAGGCAGTTCACTCATCAACGATCCTTTAAAGCTAGAATATTTAGAGCTCCATTTACCAACATTTTTATCTTTTAATTCTTTTTCAGCTTTTTTTACTATCGCACTTTCTGCAAATTCATCAAATGAGCCAGAGTTTGAAAACGTAACGTACCCATCATAGCTCTTTATTCCGAAAAGATTCTTTTCAAAGAAAATCTTAATTGACTCGGCAGCTGTCAGCTCCTCAATCTCTAAGCTATGGTTTTTAAAAAGCCCAGCTGCATGTCCTTCTAATATGCTTTTTAATGCTTCAATCAATGGGTTTCTAGTTGGCAATCCCGCGGTATGATGAATGGCCATAACGTGCTGTTCAGGGTCAAAAACGAACTCTAAATCATAACGTTTACTACTAGAGTTACCCTTCGACTTGTACAAAAGCTCACCACTATTGGTGTCAACGACCTCATTAACATCATCAAACTTCAAAAATGAACCATAAACTAACCTACTATCGCCATCTTTAGATGGGTATGTTGTGATTGTTATGCTATATGGAGCAAAAAACATTCCCCCTCTCATAGGAAAAGCAATTGAGCTTAGTTTATCTCCGTTCTCTTTACAGGCATTCACTTGATTAGATAATGCTTCAAACAACCTACAATACCCATCTACCCCAACCTCAGATACTTTCTTTGTATCGATTGGTAAAAGTTGAATGTTATAAAACTTATAAATTGCCATATTATTTCCCTATCAAAAATTTTTAAAAAAATAATATAGTCAAATTTAATTAATGCAATGATAAGGCCAATTCAAACTACTATTTTTTTGAGCCACCAATCATATATTACTATTTATCACTTAAGCTTCGCTAAAATACTGTTTATATATACAGCATGAATTAATTTCACATCTAGTAAATTCGGTTTCGCCTATTAATGCAAGAACATCAGTTCCCATAGTCAAACACTGTACATATATACAACAACACCTACTCACCGCATTGATAAGGATATTGCTGCCTTACTTCCTCTTCCTACTCACTAATCTGCGCTTACCACTGATTAGCTCATTATTGCGTTTATCATCTTGTTTCATGATGTTGTCATATTCTTCTTTGGTGAAGCCTTTTTCATCAGGATATTTAGCTTTGAGCATCATCTGAAATTCAGTCATGGTTAGCTGCTCGGCTTCCTCTCGATTCATACCAAAGTGCGCACGAGCAGAGCTGATGTAATCAATTGCCATAAACTCATCTGAGAATTCATTTTTGCCTTCGTTACGTTGAAGTTTACGGATCTTCGCTTTACCGATAATTCCGTGAGTGAATAATTCTCGAGAAATGACGATAATGTCAGCGATTGGCATCTTGCCGTTTTTATAGACAATACCTCGCTTACCCGATCTCCATTCGCCAATGATTTCAGAACAATCATCATCACAGCACGCCTGCATAACCATCATTGCAATTTGTAGGATATTGCGTCCGTATGTCGGCTTACTAATGGCTTTTATTAACCACTCAGGAATAACCCTGTAGCTCATTACGGCGCGTGCAATTAACTCTTGCACCTCAGCGCCATTTAATTGACCGTAGGCTTTCACAATCTGTTTAGGCTCACCGATTCTTGTCATATTGATGAACGATGGTCTAAACAAGTAATCCTTTTTATCAGTAGAGATAACCATCTCCCCGATTTCTAAAATAGGTGTCATAATCCCTCCTGAATATTATCAAGGGCACTCGAAAGCACCCTTTGTAATATTAAGCAGCGGTAACAGTGACCACGCATTTTGCTGTTTTACTACCATCTTCAGATGTGACAGTGATATTTGCAGTACCTTCAGCAACACCACGCACGGTGACTACATTCACAAGCTGAGTAACTGTTGCAAAGTTCGGCTTATCGCTCACAGCAGTGTAGTTTTTGTTCGTAGCATCGGTTGGGGTAAATTTGACGGTAAATGTCTTGGTTTCACCTACTTTTACAGCCAGAGTGGCTGGCTCGACAGTAATACTTTCAACAACGATTTCTTCTTGTAGCCATTCAACCGTTTCTGCATCAGCAACTTTCAATTCACCTGAATAGGTAGAAATTTCTTTTGTTGGAAACTCCATTGACCAAGATGTAAACAACATATAGCCCTGAACAACATCAGAACCATCACCTTTCATATCAAGTTGAATCCAATAATCTGGTTGGCGACCAGCTTTGATTTCATCAAGGATTTCTTTGGCAATATCAAACGCGGAAGTAGAACCGGTCACACCAGCTTTCTTTAATTCACCATCAAAACTAATGGTAAAGTCAGCGCCAGTAACAATTGATTCAGTTAAGCCTTTAGTGTCATCAGCATTAGATGTCACTGTCTCCATGCCGAAATCGAATGACTTGCTTGTTAATGCACCTAAGCGTAAGAACTGATCTTGTGCTGGTACTTGGTCAGGACAGCCTTTTGCAATGCGCAGAATACCTGCGTTACCCATCACTAGGCCTTTATCATCAGGGCATTGTGCCATGTTATAACCTCTTTATTTGCAAATAAAAAAGGCCGCATAAGCGACCTGTTGAGATGTGTTTAATTTAAGATGTACAGCGGAAAGAAAGCGGGATAATAAACCTACCTTCTGTCGTTTGAATTGGATTAACAAAACCAGATGTATTGATAATAAAACCAATGTTATGACTTCTAGAGTGACACCTTACATACTCTAGTATTTCGTTAGCTCTCTGAACAATAAAATCAATCCACGCCTTGCCAGATATGAGTGAAACGGTGAAGAAATCATCGCCACTTAAATCATCAATACGACCAGTTCCATTTAGTTGCTGAAATACGATATATGAATCTGAATCATTACCTTCTTTTTCATTCCAAATATAATCCTGCTGAATGAAACCATCAGATAACCCTGATTCAGAAAAATAGTTTTTCAGTCTCTCAAAGGTCGTCATATTTTAAGTTCCTCAGCAACAGCCTGATCAATCATTTGCTTCGTTTCCTTAAACCCCTTCAGGAGGAATTCTTTCTTAGCAGTAGGTCTGCGGAAAGTTTGTTTAACATTAGGATCATGAACAAAAACAGCATATGAAGCAGAATAACCAACGCGACCAGTAAATAGAGCACCTTTTACTTTTACATCTCTAAATTGTGAATTAATGAGCGTTTTAGTGTCAATTGGCGTGTATACAGCAGCTTGCCTGCCACCAATATCTAGCGCTCTATGCATGGCTCGAGCTATCTTCTTTGATGCTATGCTTCCAACCAGAGAGTTTAAGTTAGATATCGCATTACTTATTCCTTTTACTTTTGCCCCCATAGTTACACCGCCGTTGTTAGTGTGTAATCATCTAGACCGCCATTAATATCACGGTCTCTATCGATAGACTTAATCCTACTAGCACCATGCAAAAATGGCTCTCTGTCTTCATACTTACCGATGGCGATATAGTCTTCTTGAGAAGCTTCGCTATACTCAGTCCAAATGACATTCTTAATAATTATTTCAGTACCAATAGTTTTACTACCATCTTTAAAGCTACTTCCGTAATCACACCGGATATGGATTGGCTCTGAAAATATAGGCTTCCCGTATTTATCTTTCCCCTCAACTTTCCAGATGGTTGCCCACCCTTTGCAAAATCGTCGCAGGATTTTCCCCATATCACCCCCGAACTACATCAAACTGAATGACACCTACGGGGCGTTCAATAGGAAGGCTATTAGTACATCCATTGGTATCTAGGGAAGACAGCATTTTTAGCAACGTTTTTCTGCCATCAGAAAAATACTGATATGAAACAGAAGCGCCAGAAGGTGCGTGCTCTGACGCGATTTTACGAACATCAGCAGATGATAATATAAGGATAACCGAATACAGTTTAATTAAAGCAATTACCGCATCTGAATACCCTGCGCTATCAAGGCAAGTATCAATAGTGTCCACTATAGATATAGCAGAGTTTATGACAAGACTTGTTGCCTCAAACCCCATCACCTCTAATTGCTCATTAACTTGCTCAACCGTAATCGCAATAGACATGCTCACTCCTCATGGATAAATAAGGGGCGGCGGCCCCTCACGTTACCCACCAACGCTAGTATCTTTGCCAAATGAAACCATAACACCAGCAGTATCTTTAATATCCGTAGCAATTTGCTTCCAGTTAGCTACCGCGGCAATCTGTTCGTTAGTTGGGGATTTGATGCTATCTTTGCTCCACTGGTAACCACGCAAACCAATAGTAAAGTCGTACTCACCTTGCATTAGTGCCTTAATATTTTCTTGCCCTAATACATCCTGAGCCTTCATGATTAGTGGTGATGTTTGAACCGCAGCAGCACCAGTCACTAAACCTAGCGAATGTTGTTTGTCTGCATCTGATAAAGCTGGAATATCAGAGATAACAAAACGACGGCCAAGGTTATCTTGTTTAATGGCGACGTTGCCAATTTGGAATAGGTTATTTGCGTTGGTTAATGTCTCATCCATAAAGTCGTTGAATGTTGCACCATCCATCAACCAAGCAACAATACGCGAATATGCATCACCGAATGGACGTGTTGCTTTATTTAAACCTCTTAATGATGGTGTTTCACCTCCAACAGTAACGGCTGTTTTATTACCAGAAATAGCTGCTTTTAATGCCGCACCAGCAGTATTCAGGTAATCTTGTAACATGGCTTCTGCTGATTGAGCAGCAACTACCGCAGCCGCTTCTGATACATCCTTACCTAATCGCTTCATCATTGTCGGGGTAACTGAGACAGGGCCAATACGACCATCAATCTTAATCATACGGTCAAGGATTTGCCCCAATTCTTGTGGCGTTAGATTACCTGAACCATATGCATTGCGTCGCTGAGCCAGACCACCAAGCAACTGCCATGATGTTTGCTCAATGTAGTCACCGATATGATCACCATCACCAATAACTAAAGCACCACCAGACGCTTCGTTAAATTGACGGACAGCCTGAGCAACCAACTCTGTTGCCGCTAGAGACACTTGTTTTTGAAAAATATATAAAGACATATAAATTAATCCTCTTGGATATTAGCAATGATTTCACGTGCGCTGTCCACTAACGGATTCGCGCTTTTGGGTTTTTCACTGCCTCCGGCTGGTGATTTCCCTTTACCGCCGTCCCCTCCGGTTCCGGTGGCTTTACTACCAATAATTACTGGAGCAAATAACGGGTTACTACGAAATTCTTTTTCTAAATCATCAATGGTAAATGCAGAAGGATGACCGTTAGCATCAACCACTCGCGTTTTACCGTCCTCTACTGATAATCGAGATTTAATGTGTGGCATGATTAACGGGGCAGCGTCACCAGCAAGCTTTGTAGCCACGGTTTGAGCAACGTTATCAACTAATAGCGTATGTAGACTCGCATCTTTCTCCTGTAGCTGTGCTAATAGCTCGTTTTCACGCGCCTTTAACTTTTCAGCCCAGCTTTTTTCTAGTGATTCGATATCGCCATTTTTACGCGCTTGATCTTCTGCTGCTTTTTTTGCAGCCTCTTCAGCTTGCCGGCGTTTCTCCTGCTCTGATTTTTTCTCAGAAAGTAATTCATCAACTTTCTTTTGAAGTCCTGACACATCTGGAATTTCTGGCATACCTTCGATTTGAAGTTGGTAATTACCACCAGACTCTTTGTAAAGAGCCTTTTGCTCATCAGTTAATGCGTCAAATTCTTCTTTCGTTAATAAATATTTAAACATCGTAAAACCTCTGGTTTAGATGGTGCAGTCTCTAACTGCAGATAATAAAAAACCCACTCAGTGGTGGGCCTGTGTTATTTCAATTCAATTCCTGCTCGCTCAAACGCTTTAGGCGCAAGCTTTTGCATATCTTTAAGTGTCATTGGTTTAAAGTTTTTATGTAACTGCAACTGTGCGAATCGCTCTGGAGATAAACCACCATCACGAAACAACTTCCCTCTAGTCGGACCCAATATTAAATCCTGTCTTTTGGCCGGTTGCCTAGATAGCCACTCATAATAGCTTTCTTCTCCCCATTCAGATCTTCCTATTGGTTTAGTTATTATCAAATTAGCAAATTTATCATTAAGTATTGGCAATCGCTGACTTCGGCAGCTTGGGTGTAATGGTGGCATTGGGCCAACCCCAACAGGATATCGGTTTCCTGATAAAGCCCTACACGTCGATGATGTTTTGTTGTCCAGTATTGCGCTGAACTCTTCCTCTTTAATTAAATCGTCATTCTCCTTATAAAATTCCTGAGCCGCACATGTATGAGCATGCTGAATTGCCGTATTTGCAATTGTTCTGTAGTTGTAAGTAATTCGAGATATCGTCGATGTAGAGACCTGTGTTTTATCAATTGCAGCCCCATTAATAGTGGACTGTAGAACTTGAATGTTACTTTGAGCAGCCATAGCCAAAACAGTCTGATTCTCTACTTGCTGGATAGAGCTAGTCACCCAAGATGATATAAATTTCTTGAGAAATAAAGAGCCGCCCCAAGCGGTTAATATCAGCGGCACATTTAAAATGGCTTTTTTAACTTTCTCAGCATCAGGCTTGCTTACTTCATTTGTTACTATCTGCGATAAGCTATCAACTTCAAGTTGGCTTGACTCAACACCGATATCGAGAACAGATTGCAGCAAATACTCAGAGTAACCGGTCAGCACTGGAGATAACTCTCGCTTTAATTCAGCGATTATGGCGTTTAGTTTTGACCTCGATGTTATCTGACCTGAGAAATTAGCTAACGCCTTTGCAACCGAAGCTCTTAGTTCTCTTTGCATTTCCTCACTATCAACAATGCCAGCTTTGAGACGCTCTAGGAGAATTTGGATCATCATTGAATTATCTAACATCAACTGCGATTGCATATTCACCTCTACATCATTGAGTTAGCTCGCGATAATTCTATCTCTTCGATAACATCCTCAGCTTTCTCATCTTGAGGGATGATATTGATACTTTGCAGGTACTTAACAAAATCAATCAATCGCATAGCCCCAGATTGGAGAGAAGCAAGGAGAGCTGTGATTGCTTGCGAATCCAGTTGAGCAATATCGTAAACTTTGTTTATCTCAATAGTTGCCTCACCACTCCCCTCAAACTGAATGCAGAAATTAAGTGCTCGGTTAACGGCCTTTTCGACGTTTCCTGAACACAACGAAAGTACTGAATTATCTGTTTGAGCCTCATCCTGTGCCTGAGTCGCTGTTCTTGCTGATGTCCCGCGTTCAACTAGCTTAGCTCCTAGCATTGCCATCTGCTTTTCTCTGCGCTCAGCTAGGTTTATTTGAATGTTTCTGTCTTCTGGCTGCGCAAATTTCATATCACCACCCTGTGGCAGCAACACCCCTTTGCGTGAACCAACAGTAAACCCTTCAGACACGTGTCTTTCAACCCAATCATCAGTAAGGCCAGTTAGTGCAATCATCGGCTGACCGACAGTATGTGCAGACTCTGCGATATCAGCCTCAACTTGATAATGTTTGATATTTAAGTACGCAATATCTGCAAGAGGAGGAGCATCAGGGGTGTGATCATTGTTCATTGAACCAATCCATGACCACGGCAACTCCCTTAATGGAATGCCGTGTGCATCCTTTAATACAACCCACTCTGTAACTTTTATATCTCCATCTTCATACCAGCGACGAGAGCAAGCTACATTGTTAACAAGCCTTAATTCAATCCAGTTATTCTGCATTTGCAGTTCAAAATCATCTGTATCTACTGGCTCCTGATATTTGAGGACAACGAGGGATGTTTTCCCGTTCGTTACACGCCAATTGATAATTTCTTTTGCTGTAAACAACCGAATATAGGAGCGACCTTTATTAGCCTCTGACTGAATACCTGAACCACTAAAATCACTTAATAAACCTGCTCGACCACGCTGTAAGTTTTGCGATAACGCATCCCTTATCATTTGAGTAAGTGGCTGACCTTGACCGTCAATATCAGTTTCTAAATACTCAACATCACCACTAATACTAATCTTTACTGGCTTACTGAAAGCAATACCAAGTAAACCACTAAGTGTCCTACCCGTGGCATTCAGAAAGGATGCTCTAGCTAAATAGCGCTTATAACGCTCATTACCCTTATCATCTTCATCTTTGTTATCTGCCGGATGAGGGAGGTATTTCTCTTTCTTGCTTTTAACAACTCGTTCGCCATCAACACAATCGCCAACCATGTCCCATTCAGGCAAAAACTCATTGTAAGCTGGATGCTTGTAATCAACGTTTGTATTCATGTTAGTTCCAGTTAAATTCTATTTTCTTAGTCAACCGTTTAGTATTTCTTCGACTCACTGCAAAATATCTAAATCCATCAGCATCATGTGACGTGTAATCGTGAAGCGGTTTATCTTTCCAACAGCCTCGCTTGTCATCCCACTCTTTACGATAAGCTTCTAGATGAGCAATGCCTTCACTACATTTATGCTCATCAAACACGCAAAGTGGCAGAATTTCACGTACTGCCTCGATACCTTCATCAACTGAAAGCTTCGGCACTACTTCAAATCGGATTGAGTAAATTTGTCCGTCGATTTCGTACCCCTCACGCGCTAATTCACGCCGAGATTTCGCATCCGAGCCAAACTCACGGTTATCGATATCATGAGGGCCATTGTGACTTGCATATGTGTAGCCTTTGTCTTTCAGTACTTTCATGTAGTGCCGTAGACCTTCACCACTGTTTGAGTAGTGGTCTATAATGTGGAACTCCTCGCCCACTTCACGAATAAACCAAATTGACGTTGAGTCACCCACACCAATATCCCAGTACGTGTGAACCGGTAAGTGCGAGTTATCAGGAAGTGTGCCAATGCGTTTATTTTCGTACAGGAAGCGGAACTGCTTGGCGTAGTAAGCGCCTTCAACCGATTGTTGGAATGCCTCAGACGGTATTGACGGGTATTCCCGTTTCATATCGTCGCCAAGCGTTTTCTCTTTGGCGTAATACCATGCTTTCTGGCGCTCGTTTAATTGAACACCATGTTTGCTGGCTATCTCATCAAAGTAATCAACTAACCGCTGGGGTAATGGCTCAACAGGGTTAATGGCATACTCTGGATTCTTCCACCATGAGAAGAAAAAGAACTTCCAGTCTAGGTTAGAGAGAGTCTTATTCTGAATTTGCGCTTTCTCAGCAGACTGGCAATAATCGAAGAAATAACCTGCTCGACCCTCCGCTGTGCTTTCAATCGTCGTAAAACAATCGCTTGATACCGCCTCAAATGCGCCAGTGACAATCTCACGGGCTTTCTCTGGATACTTAGCACATATCTTACCGAACTCAGAAACGTGCAAATAACGGAGTGTACCGCCACGAAATGACGTGCTGATATAAAGCGAGCCGCCTTTGCTAAACACCAACTCACCAACCGCATCATTACTCGCTGGGTTAGCCGCTTTGATTTCATCGGGTAGCTTGTCATAGGCATACTTTATCTTTTCCCTAAATAGCCGCTTAGCATCGTTAAGTGTGTGGGCTATCAATGCACATTTAGCCGCCTCAAATAACGCTGCGTCTAGCTGGATAATGCAGACCTCAGTAGTGAAGCCAAGCTGACGGGCTTTAAGGATAATGTTTCGCGTGTGCATCCCTTCAAAATATTCGAGTTGCTCAGGCGTCATTTTAAATCGAACTGGCTTGCCTTCTTTATTGGTTATCCAGTAGAGGTGATTTAATCGCCAGAGCTTATCTCTCAATAATGCAAGATGTTCTGGCTTCATGATTATTCCTTAGATAAGTCGTCCATTAGTTCTGATAGCTGACTAGCTGTCTTATTCGACTGAACATCATCAAGGCCGTATGCTTGACGCTCAAGGCCAACTAAATTTTTAAATGTTTCGCTTAATGATTTGGCTGACTTAACGCGCTCAGGCAGGGAGATGATTGAGTGATAAATTTCATTGAGTTTGTCGCGTCCGTTATCATCAGGACTAAACATTAACTCGCCAAGTTTTCTTAAGGCTGGCACATCAGCACATTCAGCAGATAGTTCATCAAATAAGTTATTAGTTAACTCTCTAGCCCTTCGAATATCGCCTCTATGCTCCATGCGGACATTAGCGATAACCTCGGCATTAGCCTCAATAAGTTGCCGTTCTGAAATAGCCTTTTCGGTGGCAACCAGACTGGCAACCTCCCTTTTGGCAACCAAGTTTTCAGCCCTAGCCTTAACCTTTGCCTTTAAATCTCGCTCCCATCCTTCTTTCTTGGCACGCTTACTTATCGCCTGATGGGTTATCTCGTATTGAGAGGCTATTTCCCTTATGGACATCACGCCAGCTCGGTAAGCCGACTCGATGGCCTCCCAATCTGGTCTTTTAGCCATATCCATTCCTTAAATAAAAAAGGCCGCTAGGGCCTATTTGGTTTTCTGTTTGTTGACTAACTTGCCTAACTCGCGCTCGACGATTTCAGCAACTATTCTCCCATCATCAACTCTGCCACAGTGTAAGTATTCAATTGATTGCTGTAATTGACGATGGAGAGTATCTAGCTAGTCTTTTTCTTGTTTGGTCATTGATAACCTTCCATGATTGAAACCATATCAGGATCCATTTGAGCAATAATATTGGCTCTAGTATCAGCTAGTGACTTTTTACGTCCGCCTACACCCCAACTATTCATCTTGCGAGCGCAGTGACTTATTTCTTGTTTTTCGGTGGCAATAATTAAGTCCAAGCGATTTAGTGTTGTCATATTTGATATCCCGTTAAGCGTTGCCTCTCGGAATGTTTCATACACACTAATTTCAAACTCTGGCTTAATCCAAGCGGCATAACGAACAGCTAAAAGCTCTGCTGCCCACACGCCTTGTTCATTACCACCCTTAATGACTTTAAGTGATTAATTTTCTTTCAAAGGACTTTTTTGTCCTCTGGCATCAAGAGCAGAAACAAAACGCTTCACAGAAGCACTGCGAATAAACTTACTTGGTTTTTGTGATTCGTTTGCCTCGCCTTTCAATACTGCTGCTGAATGCAAGTCATTTAAACTATAACGCCCAGCGCTATCAACTCTAACCGATACGCCATTAACAATAACTTTTGGATATTGCATGATACTGTCCTTACTTAGTAATGAACCCTTGCCACATAGGAAATCAGCCCATCGAAGCAGTATCAGCTATAACTGATCTCCTCAAAGGCTCATTCCTAAATAACGGTTCGATGTTTTTAGATGTGCGTGCATGTGGAGCACAGAGTGAAATGCGTAGAGTTCGCAACCATCATCACGTATCACTACGTTACTTTGGTCACTTCTAGTCTGTTCCTAGCAGTCAAGATATGATCACTCTCCTTAATGGATAAACGACTTATCTAATTGCTGATATATATATTTACTTAAGCTATACTAAGTAATTATCACTATACTTTGATTAATATCCTGTTAGTTTGCCCATGCACCCATGCTGGGCTTTTTTTTATTCCATGCATTCTTGTTTGATATAATCCTGCAACCCTTTAATCATCTGTTCTGACTCTGCAATTCGCTCTCTGAGTAACCAATAATTTCGGATAGCGGTGTCAGTAGGTCGGGCGGTGGTTGCATAAGCCAAGCTGGTGGAGGGAGTGGTTTTGACTTTGGGACACTCGGCTTTGATGTACACCCGCTCTGGATGACGCTCACTAATATCACGCAAGTGACTAATTTCATTCTTAGCATTCGCTAGCTCCTGCGTATATTGAATATCCAACTGATTTAATCGCATTATGCGTGCTTGATAGTCAGTATTAATAGACTTCTGTTCTTCGAGAGCCTCCGTTAGTTCTTTGTTTGTTTCTACTAATAGATTAATTCTGTTAGCTTGCCAATTAATCACCCAATAGCCTCCCACAATAATGCCTACCATCGCAATGACGGCATAGAGTTTTCCGTATTTCATGATTAGTACCGATGATATGAGAGTGCAATCTGACAGCGCTTTTCTAAACTCACTTGGTCTTTAGTACATGAGTTATCAATCAAGAGATAAATGCCACCAGCGACTGTAATGAGTAATGCAAGAATAAAGCCGATAATGATGATTAAAGTTTTCCATGACATAGTGCTGACTCCGCCTCTCGACGACTGACAAGCCCTCGCCAAACCTTTCCACCCGCATATACCCAACGTTTTATTTCTTCACAGGCACCCGCTCTATCACCAGCGTTTAGCTTCTTGAGTAATGTTGAGCGAGCAAATGCGGTTGTACCCACATTAAAAGCAAAGGAATATAAAGCAGCTTTGGTGTAGTCATCGAGTGATACTTTGATTAATGCATCGACTTGCTGTTGTGTCTTAATAAAATCGATTTGTAATAACGCATCACATTCTTGTTGTGTGTATCTCTTGCCTTGAATAATGTCTTTGCCTGTATGCCCATAACAAACAGTTAGAACACCCGCCACATCACGATAAGGTTCATAACGTACACCTTCAAAATGGGCTATTACTACTAACGCGATGGCTGTTGCTCCTGCTGTTGTTAGCGCCGCTATTTTCTGTTTGAGAGACATTAAATATCCTTTGGCGCTTTCACCATTAATTCAGCAAGCTTTTTTAAGGTTTCGGTCGGGTTTTGTGGGTCAACATGACGAACAAGCTCTTCAAATAATTGAGTGCGTTTTCGTTGTTCTCGACGAGTCATAAAATAAGTGGCTAAACCCAGAAGCATGCTGAACGCCATCCCGATAACAAATCCCCATTCATATAAAGAGAGACTGGCAAAAAAGGCCGTTAGGCCTGCTGTTCCATAAGTTACATTGGTTAATTTTTCCATACGCATAGTCACCCCCAGAGGAGTGTCCGTTGATGATTAGTGTGAAAGTGTTAAAAAAATTAGGCGGGGATTGATACTTTAAGTGCCTTTAATAAACCTTCAGGCAACTGCTCTTCAAGTGACGCATTAGAAACAATCACAAGACCATACATAGATATCCATGTATTCGTTTGTTGTAAGTGTCCTTGAATAAATTGCTTCGCTTTCTCTAACAAATAAACACAACTCTCTTGTGTGTTTTTGCGCCAATAGGATTCAATCGCCACCAGCAATGGAGCACCAGCATCACTAATTTTTTGCAAGCCGATTCGATATTGCTTTTTACCTGCGGAAGATGTCGTGCAAATTAATTGTGTCAGTTGTTGAGTTTCACCATCAGTCGTATGGATATTCGCCGTTAAAATAGCGGAGGTATTCTTTTCACTGTCTGTTTCTGAGGCATAGTGAAGACTAAACTGTAATTCGCTTATCTCTTTTGACATAACATTTACCGATTTATTTAGTTAATAAGGTGCCGACTCACAGCTCTTGTGTGAAGTGATTAATTTGTGATTGATACTGTGGTCTGCAATGTGGAAATAGATGGTGGGCACAACTCCACCTAGTGTGCAATTATCAATATTTCTGCATGAGGTTTTCGATAATTAATGAAATACTGCTCGCCAATAAGCTTTATATTTAGAACGGGTAACAAAATAATGAAATGACCAAGCTAATTTTAATTGCTCTTTAGTCTTACCAGATAGCTTTATACATAGATTAATAAATAAATTTTTCATATTTTCTCCAATAAAAAAGGCCGCCTTAGCGACCTTGATTTGACATCGGAGAATCATTCAATTACTTCCCCGATAAATTTAGCACTAATTGAGATTTGCATCTGCTGCATACCTTCAACATGACCAGATAACTCATAGTTATTTCCTGACTCAGAGATATTCAAAATAAGATTAAATTTATCAATATCTCCAAATACTGAGGTTGCTGATCTATTATGTCTTTCTACTGTTAATACAACCTGACTATTATTGACCTTGCCTCTATATAAATAAGCAAAATCACCACCATTAACAATATCGTTTCTAACAGTTACAGTACCATTTCCAAAGTCTTGCATGTTGCTTCGAAAGGTAACGTAATAAATACCATTTTTCATAAATACCTCATGCAGTGATTTTAAGCTGAACATCAGCAGTATGATTTTACCGCAAATAAATAAGTTAAACTAATGCATTGAGGCACTTTGACACACTTATCCAATATTTCATCGTCAACCCTTGAATTTTTATTATCATATGAAATGATATCCCTTTACTCTAAAGTAGGTTTGAAAATGGAATTGTTTAAATACTGTGATAAAAAATACAATTTAATGTCAGGATCAACGTTACGCTTAGGCGCTCTTCATCATTTTAGAAAAATTGAAAATAACTCACTGAGAGATGAAAAAGAAGGTACCTTCACAATTCAAATCGATTTTTCTGATGGAATAATCCTTCCAACAAAAGTTGCAAACTTATTTTTTCAGTCTGGAATTAGATTCGGAGATACTTCAGAGCCACCACCTAGTTTTCCTGGCTCCGTCTCTATGCATATTGATAAGGTTGAAATCGATCATGTGATGTCTCATGGAGTCAAATTTAAATCAGCAAAAGTAACTATAGAGCGTTCTGGGCTCAATAGTTATATCTTTTGTTGCTCCATGAATCCTACGAAACCTCAGTCCTTTAGTGAGTATAATGACTACTGGAAAATATCAAAAGATAAAATTGATCTATTTGGTATTAAAACATCTCAATTAATACTTAAACAATTAAAATTAGCTGATTTTAATTTCTTTCCTGATAGAAATAGACCCCTATCTGAATTTGGTTTTTCAGTTCAACTCCAACACCGCCCAATAAAATACATCGACCGAGTGATGCATATTACCCAAAATAATCTCCCATCATATAATGAATTTATTGATTTAATAGAAAATATTGACTTTTATAAACCATCAAAATTCAAAGATGAAATGGAATATAGATATAAGTTTATTATTCATGAAAAAGGAAAAATATACCTCCCTCCCAAAGACTTTATTGACTTGAATGCAAGCGAATTTTATTTAAAAAACACTGTACTATAACGAATTATTTACAGGTTCAAAAAGAAGCTATACTGAATTACCAGATAGTTGAACCTGTAAGCGTTACTGATAAGTTAACAATTTTATCTCTTGCTCTGTTTGCTCAAAGCGTTCTTTCTCAAGCTCAACACCTAAAACCTTTCGATTAAGTTTTAGTGCTGCTTTTAGAGTTGCTCCTGACCCCATAAAGAAATCAGCAACCAGATCCCCTTCACGACTACTTGAATTGATAATGTGCTCCATCATGGTTGATGGTTTTTCACAAGGGTGCTTGCCGGGATAGTATTGAACAGGGGGATAAGTCCACACATCGGTGTAAGGAACATCTGCAGTCACGAAGAATGGACGCCTTAATAAACCATATTCTTTTATTAATTCTTGGTAGTCTTTTTGTAAAGTGAGTTGTTCTCGTTCTAACTCACTAAAGTGACGAGATAATGGTGATAGCTTTTCTTGTTTATCAGCAATGTGTGTAAACAGTGTTTGTAACTTTTTATAGTCTTCTTCGCTAGGTAATTGCCACTGACTACTACCAAACCAGTGACTACTCATTTGCTTACCTGTTGCCTGGTCTATTTCTTTTGCACTCACCTGCAGTGCTAAACGAGCATTTCTAAAATAATAAATCAATGGCTTAAATACGTCTAACTTTAGTTCTTTGCATTTTAAAGAAAATTCAGAACCTTTAGCTGTGACTGGCTTTTGATAATGTTCAGCAAAGAGTATTCGCTCTGTTGAAGGAAAAAATGCGCGTAGACTTTCTTTATTTTGTCGTCGCCATGACCCTGATGATTTAGCCCAAATGATATGACTTAATACATTAAATCGCCCACGAACAAGCAACTCAGTATCTGATGCCAATTTAGAGCCACAGAATAAATACAAACTGCCATTGGGTTTTAATACCCGCCAAAATTCAGCAAGAACACCATCAAGCCACGATAAATAAACCTCAACACTATCCCACTGATTATCCCATGCACACGATTTCACTCTAAAGTAAGGTGGATCCGTTGCGATTAAATCAATGCAGTTATCAGGTAGTGCTTTTAATACAGAGAGTGCATCGTCGTTAAATAGTTGCATCAGAAGTCCTTTTCTACGCAATAAAAAAGCCAATGACCATTAAGCCACCAGCTTTATAAATTCTTTCTATTTTTTAGGCTGTACGCATATAGCTATTTCCTTGCTTTGCGACAACCCCTGCTATTTCAAACTGAGTTAATAGAAACTCACAATTTTCATTACTTAACCCAGTTTGATTTGAAATCGCTTGTACTGTTTGCCAATCATTTTTTGAGATTGTTTCAAGTACACAACTTGCCTGCGCTGTCATATCATACTGTTTTAACATGATATTTTATACCTTTGGTGAGTTATTGTGCATAACTACACATGTAACTCTGACCAAAGAGAACAGCAAGTCTTATTTTTTAAGAATAAAAAAGACCACTTTAGTGATCTTTAAAAATATTACTAATTGGTTGCAATAGTCTATTTATTACAAAGAGTTTTAACTGCTTGTGATGTAAGCCCTAATTTTCTTACATAAATATCAGAACCAGCACCGCTATCTGAGTGGGCCACCATTACAACTTCAAACATAGTGCCTTTCTCATTTATATCCATTTCAACCCATTCACCAATTCTTGGGTGGGTATTATAGCGCTTTGCTCCAAGCCCTTTAGGAAGGTCAGTGGATACATCTATCGTTATTAATTCGTACATCATGCCTCTCTTAGTCTTGTGTAAAACTGTGTATATGAACCACAATTATAGCACAATAAACCCCGCACAGATGGCAAGGTCTCATTCTATAAGTTAAGTGACAACGAATTCACTCTTATCACATTAGCACCCAAATTTCGTAACGAAAAGCATTTAACTATCAATTGTTATTTTATTTGTCCATTCATCCATTTCTAAAACTGCGCCAGCCATAATTAAACAAGCATCAATAAAGGTTTCAGCTATCATAAGTTTTTGTCTAATTTTACCCTCTGAACACTTCATATCCCTTGCGATTGCTGATTTTGAAATATTCTTTATATAATGTTTTTCTATCAAATCGTATTCATCTTTTCTTCCTACTTTTATTAATTGACCAACCGCTGAATCAATAATTATTCCATCATCATCACAGCAAGAAACGCGACTCTTATTTGTGCTTGGTAATAATCCTTTAAACCCTGCAGCTATTGGCGAGTAATCCACACTATTACCCTCATTTGCTGACCACGCACCCCAACGTGATAAAACTTCCTGCATATCTCTCATACAGACTTCTCCCAACCATTTGTTACCTTGTTGCCTATTAATTAATCAATTACACCTTTATCTCTCTTTCTCGTTTTAATTGCCTGACCTTCTCTCTGTATTTATCTCGTATCTGGATATAATCTTCGCGTCGCCAATTCGGAAGCTCATGAGGCCCTCGTAGCCAATCAACTAATTCTTGACCAAATTTTTCGATAAGTTTTTCCTCATACTTTTGACTTACACTGGCATTTTTATGCGTAAATCGCCCTGCTCCACCATTACATGATTTACATTGCTTATATGCATTACGTTCATCAAATCTCAGCTCAGGGTGTGAACCCACAGATAAGAAATGGCCACAATCCCATTGTCCTCCATGTAAATCTGGAGGATTAGTTTCACCACAACTAATACAAGGCTCATCATGATCTCTGAGCCTGATATATTGATTAAACGCAGTTTGAGCTTGTTTGATAAAATATGAGGTAGGTTTTACTGCTAACTTGCGGGCTTTGAGTTTGTCTCTTGCTTTGATTTCCTTTTCTCTTTGTACCTTTTTGAGTTTTACTAACGCTTTTTCTTTTTCCTTATTCCTTCGTTTTATTGCCAGTTCTGCGCCGTGTTCTGGGCAACACCACCAAATATTACTGTATTTGGGATGAAACCATTCTCTACATATTTTACAGCGCCGTCGCCTTAGCGACTTCATTATGTTTTCCTTTGATTTGTCCATCAGCAATTATTCCTCTTGATTTCTTTTCAAATTCATATATTCAGAATTGCTAGGAATGATGATCGGAATTACCTTCTCAATGCACCATTGTTCATGTTTCTCCATCATGTAAAGCATCCTTTCCTTATCCATCTTGCTGGTTTTTTCACGCTCACCGTTTTCATTGCGCCCTAACCAATGTCCAACGAAATATTCATGCGTTTCTTCATTAGTAATGGGCTTTGATAAAACGATTTCACCGAAGCCATTTTTAATATCGATAACAACGCCACGTGCACGTAACCACTCGCCTGTGGTTTCCATCCACATACGCCATGTTTTATTCATTGGTATGGTTCTTAAATCACGCCACTCGGTGATTTTGATGCGATAGCGTTTACCTGTTGTCACGATTTCGGAGAGCACTTTGAAAATACTATTGAGATTGGATTTATGGAGACAAATATCATCTGTCACGAGGTCTCCTTTTTACTTTCATGAGTTAAAACGATTTTTCACAATACCTTTTAGGCTCTCGTTTCGGTTGAGCGCGATAAGCAGCCATATATTGATCAACTGGTGTAATACTCAATCCTTGTTGGTCAACATACACCGTGCCTGTTTTACCGTGCCGATTGAGCCTTAAAATCATCTCGGTCAGCGTTTCATCTGCATTATCGTAGTACACCGCATCACGATAAATGCCTAACCAATAATCACAATCTTGCTCGATTTGTCCTGTGTCTCTTGAATCACTTGGTACGGGGCGTTTATCAGCCCTGTTTTCTAATCCCCGATTCAGTTGTACAAGCAACACAACCACCGTATTGAGCTCTTTTGCCAATATTTTTAGCCCCTTAGTGATTTCACCATAGGCAATATCATTACGGTCAGCTTTTCCCGCTTGCATCAGCGTGAGGTAATCGACACCAATAAACCCAATATCACCGACTTTGCGTTTGATTTTCCGACTTTCAGAACGAATGTGTTGTAAGGACATGCCAGGTGTATCATCCACCCAAATATTGGGCTCATCTTTAAGGCGACCGATGGCACTGCAAAGCCTATCCCATTCATGCTCCTCTAACTTTTGGTAAAATTTATCTGAATTAATCTGGGTTTGTTGGGCTAGTGTCCGTTCAACAAGCTGTTTATCCGTCATTTCCATGCTGAACAGCAATACAGGCTTACCTTGTTGTGAGACATTTTTTGCCATTTCAGTGAGAACGGTTGTTTTTCCCATCTTTGGACGAGCACCAATCACGAACAGTGAGCCTATGACAATCTGTTTCGGGCTTAATAGACGGTCAAAATCTTTAAATCCCGTTTTTAATCCTCGATGTTTCTCTGGGTTATCTTGTCGATCACAAATGTCGGTAAAAACATCATCCAGCACATCATCAATTCGGCGTAACCCTGTTTTTCTCCCCATTTTTCCAAACGAAGTAGCTTCATCAAGCAAGCGTTGTGCTTGTTCAATTTTATCTGTAAAACCTAACTCACTTGGCGCCATCATGAGCTTTTGAATTTCAACCGTCTTTTCGATAACAAAACGCTGTGCGGAACACTCTCGGATTTTTTTCGCATAAGCCATAATGTTAGCAATACTCGGTGTTTCTCTTGCCATCTCAGCAAGATAGGCAAAACCACCTGATTGATTAATTCGGCCTTTTGACTCCAGACAATCCGTCACCGTCATGATGTCTATTGGCATACGTTGGGTATACATTTCTCGCAGAGTGAGATAGATAATTTGATGGTGTCGGGTATAAAAATCTTCAGGTTTTAGCAGTGAAAAAATTGATTGCGCATTATCACTTTGCGGGTCGAGCAGGAGTCCTCCAATGACATTTTGTTCCGCCATTAAATTATTCGGAACTTGGTTCATCACAGTGCTCCCTCCCTTGTTTTGAGTACCGTTTCTGGTCTGAGTAAATAATCAAAATTCGCTCGCCAACCCCGATTATTTTCTCCAAAGTACCAAGTACTCGCTGTTTCCATAAAATAATCAAAATAATTTTTAGCTGATTCGACTGTAGGCTCTTTAAGCTCTTTCAGGAATTTGGATATTGCTCGTTTGCGTTTGTCATTCAGTGATTCGGCATTGGGTAATCTATCCCCTGCTGATTCGTTGAAGGCTTTCATGATTTCCTGATAAGGAATGTTAGCTTGCCGATTAATTGAAATCTGCTTTGCAGGTTTCGAGTCGTCAGACGATAATTTTTTAGGGTTAATTGACTGGTTAAAATACTGATTGGTTCTGGGTAAAAATTTTTGACTACCCCCTAGTCCAACCGTTTGACTACCGTGGTCAAATTCTTTGACTACCTCTAGTACAGAATTTTGACTAGGGGGTATTGTATTTTGACTACCCTCATCAAGAGATTTAGCCTCCAAATCCAGAATATATAAATTGGAAGTATGCCCCTTATCTGTTTTTCGCGTAACTTTACGAACAAACCCTTTTTTACATAAACTTTTAATGTGGTTTATCGCACTTTGACGGCTAATTTCGCAATGACGTGCAATAGTCTCATAAGAAGGAAAGCACTCACCTTTATCATTGGCATTATCAGCAAGTTTCAGTAGCACCATTTTTTGTGCTGTACTCCCCACCTGTAATTGCATGGCTTTTGCCATTAGAAGCATACTCATTTTCGCTCTCCTAATAACTTATCCCGATGTGCTTTCCTTAATTTTGCGTCTTTCAATGCTTCCTTTAAACGCTGACAACCCAGTGGGGTTATTTCTTGTAATAACCTATTTTCCATGATGTTTTTATGCTCATCACAGCCATTAAATTCATGATTTATTCTTTGTCTCATGGTATAATTTCTCCATTCCAAAGCTGTATCAAAAAAGGGAAACCGAAATTTCCCTTGAGATAAAAACTGGATATTGATACAGTATATTTGTACGTTAAATGGTGAATTCCATTGAACAACACGCCTCGTTTGTTGCCGCAATCGAGGCGTTTTCTTTTATTTTCATTTGAGAAAGTTCACCCATTTGTTTCCACAAAAATCGGTACTCTTCTTCTGAGATTTTTCGTTCTCCTTCCATCACAAAATCAATAATTCCCGATGCGACAAGCGTTTCGCATATTTCAGGATATTTTTCAGTTCGACGTAGGATAGTTGAATCATGAACACCTAACGTTCTAGCCACGGCAGACTGAGTTTTATTTCTCAATGCTTGTAATGCTGAAGCTATTAGGTGGTTAGAGATAAATTGATTGAATTGTTTGCGTGTATTTGCGCATTCCATTGTTTAAAGTCCTTATGAGTTAACTAAGGGACAATAATGATCCGTGACTCATTCCGTATGAGTTGATATTGGGGGAAGAGTTGTCGCTTTATCAGCGACTCCGTAGCAGTCAAGAACCCTGCGGTTGTTAAAGAACGTGGTGAAATCAAGCTACTTTTGGAGGGAAAACGTCGTCTAAAGAACAATTTGCCCCTAATTTTTGTAATGCTTCAACAATAGCTCGGCAGTCATTTAAGCTAGGAGTTCTAATGTTTAACTCATAGTTAGCAATTCGTGACTGCCCCCATCCTATTGATGAAGCTAAAACAGCTTGAGAAATTCCCAGTTTTTTTCGCTGTTCTGCGATATTGTTCATGTGTGTATCCTCCTTGTTTATTCCAATATTACACACAATATGTGATTAACTGTCAACCACGAAACGTTTAAATACATTTATCACGGTTTGTGTTAAAAGGTATACATGAAAAAAGTAAATGAAGTTATTGGCGAAAGGTTAAAATCCATTCGTGAATCAAGAGGGCTAAGTCAAGCTCAATTAGCTAAATTGTGCGGCTACTCTGCTGCGTCCAGAATAGGAAACTATGAGCTTGGAGAGCGCAAGATTAGCGCTGATGATGCGATTGTTATAAGTGAAGCTCTTGGTATATCACCTGCCGAATTAATGTTTGGCAGTCAAAGTGAGCAAGTGATCAAAAATTATGAATACCCTCTATTCACAAAGGTACAGGCCGGCGCTTTCTCAACAGAATTTAACTCATACACCCAGAAAGATGCTGTGTCGTGGATACCTACAGCTAAGAAAGCTAGTGAACGTTCTTTCTGGTTAGAAGTTGAAGGTCAATCAATGACAGCACCACCAGGAGGCAAGCCAAGCTTTCCAGAAGGAATGCTTATCTTGGTTGATCCAGAGGAAGAAGTTGAGTTCGGAGATTTTTGCGTCGCGCGTTTACTGAATGATGAATTCACATTCAAACGATTGATTAGAGATGGTGGAATTGAGTATCTAGAGCCATTAAACCCTCGCTTCGATCTGATCCCTATTAACGGGAATTGCACAATCATAGGTAAGGTAATCAAATCACAATGGCCTGACGACACGTTTTAGGAGGAAATATGGCGTTTAGCAATATTGAGATAGCAAATATTAGACGGTGTATGGAATTTTTCATGGAAAAGCGTCGCCCAGCAGAACACCTAAGGGATGAATTAGATTTACAGTATCGCATCGAGGACGACTCAGTAATTATCTTTGAAATTAGGCAACTAATATGGAGTGATGGCAGAGTAGAAGAACCTATAGCAAAAATCACACATAATAGATATTCGAATTCATGGTCTCTGCTTTGGATGGATAAAAATAGTAACTGGCACAACTACGATGAAATAATGCTAGGTAGTTTCTCTGACGCCATTAGGCTCGTTGAAGATGATGTGCGAGGCTGCTTTTTTGGGTGACGACACGTTTTAGGGTGTGGTTCTAATTAAATATTAACGGATGACTAATAGTGGCAAAGTGTACTGATTATCAACCTAGCCAAGTAGAAGTTGACAATGTTCTATACTGTGAAAAGTACATCGATTTCTCAGGTGTTAGTTGGACGGAAAAACCGCCTCCAAACAGACCGCTTTTATGGCTTCAAATGAATATTTTGCCATTAGACAAAGATGGAATACCAGTGCAAGGATTAACTATTTTAATCCAATGGAAACCTGATCATGAACCAAAACAAGATGGCGATGAGGTGTTCCCAAAGATAAACATCGTAGCGCTTTATAATAAAAAAAGGATATTTGCAGTTGATAGTTATCCATTTGATGCGCATACAAACAGATATAAAGTAGATCATCCTGACTTTGTAAATTATATTGTAGGTGCCCACTACCATGTTTATTATGAAGAGGCTGGACGCTATAATCCAATAGGATTCCCAATTAAAGAAACTATAAAATCAGATGATATTAGAGGGTTTTGGCGGTTTTTTTGTAATCATTTAAATATAAAATGTGCAGGTGAACTCCCTATACCTTTAGAAGATATATCTGGACAAATAGGATTGCCATTATGATGTGCTCAACAGTCATATCTAATCTTGGTTTTGAATGCCACCCTATAGGTGCTGAATTACTAAGAATTATTAGCCCATTCACTTTCTGTGATGATGGGGAACATGTTGGTGCTTTCGTAAAAGAAATTAATGGTAAATATCTTGTAAGTGACAGATGCGATGCATTAATGAATATGGAAGCAAGGGGTATTTCACTTACAAAAAAAAGAATTGATGAAATACGCAGTTTTATAAGTTATCAAGGCGCAGAACTTAACGATAGAGGTGAAATTATTAGCTGGGCAACAGAAGATACGATTGGATCAGCCACCTCCAATGTAATCAAAGCAGGAATATTAGCCTCCGCTTTATCTATTGACTGGCATCAATCGGTTAGAGTTGAAAAATTTGAAAGTGAAGTTATAGATTATTTATATCACTCCAGCTTAAAAGATAGGATTTCATTGAGGTCTAATGTATTAGGAATGAGCGGACATAACATAGTCATTCCAGTAACAGTTAATACCGAAGAACCAAAGTATCTTTTTACATCTAGCGTAAAACAAGGTGGAAGTTGGAATAGCGCATATTCTCTACTTGGTAAACTAATTGACCTAAAAAATGCAAATACCACATTAAATAATCGATATGTTGTTGTTGATAGCGAATCAATCGGCGACCAAATGCAACAGCTATCTCTTTTGTTTAATGAAATAAGCCATGTTTTACCTTTCGCAAAAAGAGATAAGTGGATATCTAAGCTAGCAGCATAACCTTCATCAAGCCCTCTCCGCGAGGGCTTTTTTGTACCCTCTCCCCTCCAAAGAAGTGATCTCCATTCCAATCTTATGTGACAAACAACACATTCCGTGTTTATTTACCATTTATTTTATATTTCAAATCATCGACTTAATTTAAAAACAAATAAATAAACACATTTTGTGGTTGACATTAAAATCACAATTTGTGAATATACTATCCATCAACGGAACACAGCACGTTGATGTTCTTTAACAACGATGATGGCGAGTTGTGTATTAGCTATCAGAACGGTGACGCTGATAAAGCGTCAACCTTCTCAGAAGGTTTTGGGATTGGTGTAGAAGATGGCGTGACGTAGCCACTTTCGCATAGCGGATCATGATTAGTCACATGACTATGCCAATCACCAAAGCCAACTGTTTGGAGGATATATGGCAACTATTACAGTTAAAAAATCACGCAAGCCTGAGTTTTTACGTGGAGCATCTGCAAATAGACGTCACGCCAGACGGAAAGCAGAAGCTATTGCAAAAAAGAATATTGAGTTGAAATTAGAATCAGTATTTCCTCAGGAGAAAAGACTTACATCAGTAGAAAAAACACTGTCATTAAGTCACATACCAGTTACTAGAAGTATTGAACCTAAATACCAACCATCGGTAGATAACTGTTGCTTACCTAATGTAGCAGTATTTTCAGGAGTTAAAACAAAACAGCCGAGCAGTGAGTTCGGGGTGACGGCAAGATAAAGCCCACGGATGGGCTTGCCATTACATAATGCTTTTAGCTAGATCAGAAAGCAATTTAGTAAAAGAACCGGTATTAGAAATCAAAATGTCAATACATTTTCCGATAACACTCTCAACACCTTTTTCTTTTATATAGCGGATGAGCGTTGTCTTTTCGGCATCAGAAATACTAGCATCATGAATCATAGATTCTAGTTTATTAATAGTGTCTTGATGGATTTTAATAGTCACTGAATTTAGTTCATTGCCAATGGAATCCTCATTTATATAATCAAATCCTTTTGAAGTGAGAGCCATCTTAGGCAGGATATATCCGAATTTACCAGTCCCGCTTAACTGAATTGCACCATCTTTAATTAAACCTTGATCTTGTAAATAATTGATATTATATGCCAGTGTATCCTTACCAATACGTATCTCTAATTCAGTAAGTTGACTATTGCTTATTGGTTTCATTGGATAATTGCGATTATTTAGTGCTATCAAGATATTGCGTTGTATTTCAGATAAAGAAGTCATTCTTATTGCCTCACATTGTAATGGAATTAATGATAATACAATAGAGCAATGCTACATAGGTCTTATTACGATCAATCAAAAATAACTATCTGTTATCATTATTAAATATAGGAGAAAAAGCCATCGGTCAGCAGTAACCCACCACTTAATCATTCATATCGCTATTAATAGTGAGGAATACGCACATAAGGAATTAATTATGGGTGATGTAGGAGGCGATTTTCGCGCATACAAGGAAATGGTAAAAGATCGGAAATTAGAGCGACTTAAAAATAATACGGAGCAACTAAAGGATATAGATATTCCGTACACCAGAGATTCAAGTGGAACTATTCACTTTCAAACAAAAAAAGGAAAGGTTCTATTTTATCCAACAACAAACAAATATCAGCACAAGCGAAGCGTTAAACGAGGTGGTCTATTTAAGGCTGTTGAGTTAGCAAAACGCCTCGGAATTTAACCTACCGCACCAACACCAGATAACCGCCTTATCTCTCATCTAACGGGGTCACCATGAAAACTAACTATTACAGCGCTATGCGTGACGGCATGGCGGTGCGTATCACTACGCCTCAAGCACGTAAAAATAAACGTACAAGCCCATGGTTATTCAGTTTAGCTGTGGTCATTGTAACAACCGTTGGCGTAATACCGACATTTGTAAGTTGAGGTGATTATGCAAATTTCATACAGCTACTCGAACGGAACTCGGGTAGTAGACGACAAAACAGTCATGGAATTTGACGAAAGTAGCAAACTCAGTATTGAGACAGGAAGTTTCGCTGAGCTGGCTAAATTAACGGAAATCGACCCAGTTGAAGCTCTGCAATGGATTATGCAGTTCGACAAGGAAGAGATTGACAGGATTGTCAATGAAGCAAGCAAGGATGCACCTGTTTCTAAGATGAATCTGCTAAGGAGGGTTGCGTGACTCAGCATCAACAATGGCTAGAAGAATTACGCAGGAAGCGTAAAGAATCGCAGGAACGCGAACACGATGAATTTATGTATCAAACGGAAGTGTTAGGACGACAAGGATTGTCTATGCCTCTCAAGGACTTTTCAGGAGATTTTCAATGAACGTTTCTAACTCATACCCTACCGATAAATACCCCCAATTAACATCACCGTCATTAGCAAAAAACAGAGAGGAAGCTCTGGCTCAAGCTATTGCAATGATTGAGGGGTGTTTGCCAAATACGAGTGCGCCAGACAGGGAAAAACGATTAGCAATGGAACTGCTACACATGAACTTGGACGCATCGAAAAATCACCCTCCTCTACCTGCTCATATTCAGGCATTACGTGATGCGGAAAGGAATTCTGCACCGAGTAATAAGTTTGAAGTCGATTACTACGGAAGCGATCGATGTCAAGGTCAATACTTAGGAGATTAGTATGAAATTCGCCAAGGCAATGCGAAAAAAAGCAAAATTAAGGCTCGCTTTAACAGGGCCTAGTGGCTCAGGTAAAACCTATGGAGCACTGGAAATAGCCAAAGGACTTGGCGGAAAAACGGCATTGATTGATACGGAAAAAGGAAGTGCTTCTCTTTACTCTGACCGTTTTAATTTTGACGTATTGGAGTTAGATCCACCATTCACACCAGAGCGATTTATTGAAGCTATCGGGGTTGCGCAGGAAGCTGGCTACGATAATTTGATAATCGACAGTATTACTCACGAATGGAGTGGAACAGGCGGATGTCTAGAATTACTCGATGTGTTAGCAAAAGCCAAGTATCGAGGCAATACGTGGTCAGCATGGAGCGAAATAACACCACGTCACAATGCATTTCTCGACGCGATACTACGGTCTGACCTGCATATTATCGCAACGATGAGAAGTAAAACGGAAACTGCTCAGGTCGATAAAGGCAATGGTAAGAAAGGCGTAGATAAACTTGGCATGAAATCAGAGCAGCGTGACGGGGTTGAGTATGAGTTTACGACTGTACTAGACCTAAATCACGAAACTCACACGGCAATGGCAAGCAAGGATAGAACAGGATTGTTCAGCAACGCCGAAGTTACTCAGTTAAATGAATTAACAGGTAAAAAGCTAATGGATTGGCTTAATGATGGACGCACTAAAGCAGAGATAGATCTAGCTCACTTTACGAGCATTGCAACGGAAGCACAAAACATGGATGAGTTAAAAATCGCCTTTAGTGAAGCATACAAAGCACTTAGAGATACACCTGAACAAGCGGAGGCTCAAAAAGTGTATGAGCTAAGAAAAGAAGAACTAACCAAACAAGAGGTAGGTACTGATGGCAAGTAAAGGCGTGAATAAATGTATTCTTATTGGTCACTTGGGGCAGGATCCAGAAATCCGCTATATGCCATCAGGTGGCGCAGTAGCAAACCTCACACTAGCCACATCGGAATCGTGGCGTGATAAACAAACCGGTGAGATGAAAGAAAAAACCGAGTGGCATCGAGTGTGCATCTTCGGCAAATTAGCAGAAATTGCAGGTGAATATCTGAGAAAAGGAAGTCAAGTATATATCGAAGGTTCTCTGCAAACCAGAAAATGGCAAGACCAAAGCGGGCAAGACCGATACACAACGGAAGTGGTAGTTAATGTCGGCGGTTCTATGCAGATGTTAGGCGGTAACGGTGGTAATCAGGCAGGAAGCCAGAAGTCACAGCAGAATCAAGGATGGGGACAACCTCAGCAACCGCAAGCGCAAAAACAAGCATCGAGTAATCAAACACCACAAAGTGAGCCTCCGATGGATTTTGAGGATGATATCCCCTTCGCCCCTATCGGACTCCCCTACCCACGCCACGCTATTTATGTGATTTAACCAAAGAATATGACCATTACTCAGTGCAAGGATGCAAACAGGAGGTAGATATGAAAAAGCAAACAGTAGATTTACTAAATTCTAATGACGAAACTATTTTGATGATGCGAGGCAGACAAACCAAAGAGCAAGTTATCGATACTGCAATTAAAGAAAACATTATTTGTGAAAGCGATAAATCGGAATGGGTTAATTGCGATCGCGTTTATGTTTGTTATTACAAGGCAGTTCCTCGTGATGGTTATTCAGCATATTACTATCCGTCAAATAAAGATGTTAAAGGTGCATTTTTAGCGACAGCTTTAATTATCTTTTAATTTAACTCTCAGGGATGCAATGAAGAGGAATGAATATGAGTAAGCAGATGGTTTTAGTTGCAAGAACAAACAAGGTTGGTTCTGACTCTGAATGTGGGCTGGGTATTACTGAGGACGAATGGGATAAATTAACCGAAGAAGAGCAATCAGGATATATCAATACTGTAATTGATAATCTTGTTGATTGGTATGTGAAGACAGAGGGATAAGGTGGAGTGATGGATAAATACCTTTATTTAATTTAACATTTTGTCACCATGAATTAACTACGGTGATATTGCAATGGCTGAAAAAACGAAATTAGCTATTCATATAGCTAAAAAATTAAGGAAATGTTTTGACGAGTATTACAACGAGATAGCAAGAAATATTAACTTTCCATTTCATGCATTCCCTCATAATTCCTGTGAAGGAGCTTCTGCACTGCTTGGTGGAGTACTAAGTAGAAAATTAAATACAGAAGAAATATTTATTATAAATATATATAGCTCCACTTTGTCAGGTGAACATTACTTTGTTGAATTTGAGGAGTTGTATTACGATTTAACATTCGATCAATTCAAACTTGGTAAAGGTATAATTATTGCTGAAGAAAAAGAATATCTTGATAGCATAACAACGAAGAGCATTTCAAGAAGAAAGGTTATTGACTTTCTTAATGAGTTCTATCTAGAAGGTGAGAATCATAAATTTAACACAGAGCAAGCTATAAAAAACCTAATGTACCATATTTAACTATACGCCCTGCATTGCAGGGTTTTTTATACCTAAAATTCAGGAGTAAGCATGGATGAATCAAGGCAGCAATTTGAAGCGTGGTTTAATTCTGGTCACGGAGAATTGCCTTATAGCGATAAAGGCAAGGAGGATTTAAAGACTTTATTATTTCAATCTTGGCAAGCATCACGCGAGAGTTTAATTAATGGCTTAGAGCCTGTTGGTTATATAACATCAAGCGGGTTCGATAATATAAAAGAATATGGATATACCCATCTAAATGAAGAAAGAAGTGAAAAAATAAATATACCACTCTATAAATTAGATTAAATAACCATGCAAATAATCGAATATGTATTACACATGTTAATACAGGGTTCTGCTGTGCCTGTTACGGAAGATATTTATACGCAATCGGAATGCAATAAACGTGCTGAATATTTAATGTCAGTGAGGAATGTTAAAGTTGTTTGTGGAGAGGTATGGAATGAAAGATAAATATTATGCTGGCTTGGAAAATTACAAAGATTGTATTGAGATTGAACCTACAACAAAAGATTGTTTTATTTTAAATACTCCATCTTGGAATATGGATGTGACAAAACAAGACTTAATTGACATCAGAAATACTATTAATGAAATACTAGGAGATGATAATGAATAAATACACCGAACTATCTGATTTCGAGATTAATTTATTAGTAGCTCAATCTGTTTTACCTGAAACGCAATACGATGTAATTAAACAAACAATGGATATTATCCAATTCCTTGTTGATGGCTCGTTTGGTTATCGCTTTTTCGACCCATGCAATAACCCATCAGACGCAATGCCGATTATTATTGAAAATAAAATAGGGTTATCACCAATGTACCATTCTAATAAATGGACAGCTGACTGCCTTGATTATGACTTCATGTCAGTAAATAAAAACCCATACCGTGGCACTATGGAAGTTTTTTTAATGATGAAGGATACGGAGAATAATCAATGAAACGAATTACATTATCAGAATGGAATAATAAATATTTCGCTAACCCTAGAAGTCAACGGCAATTATCTCGCTATATAAAGGAAGGTAGGTTATACCCTGCTCCAGAAAAGGTTGGTAGAGAATATGAGTTAGAGCCGTGGACAATTCTAACAAATGACAAAATGGTAAGGGAACCGCAATATTTAATGGAGAAAATTAATGGGCAGAAGCAGAAGTGCAAAGAACAAGGGGCTACCGCCTAACTTGTATTTGCGTAAAGGGATTTACTATTACAGGGATGTAAGAACTAAAAAGGAATTTTCTGTTGGCTCAAACAAATCATTGGCAATAACCGAAGCCATACAAGCCAATTTAGCTATTTATAAACCTAAAGAGCCATTAGTTGACAGAATTAATAATGTTCACTGTGTAACATTGCATGAGTGGCTTGATACTTATAGGGGGAAGGTAAACAGCCGGGGGTTAAAAGAGAAGACGCTCTACGATTACGAATCAAGAATAAAGTTAATCAAATTACACTTTAATGACTGTCCAATTGAGAATGTAACACCAAGAGATGTAGCCACATTTATTTCAGAGTACCCTAAAAAGGCAATGGCAAAATTACTAAGGTCCACTATGCTAGATGCTTTTAATGAAGCCATTGCGGATGGTGTGATAAAGGAAAATCCCGTTTCCGTGACAAAGCCGCCAAAAACAAGCGTTCAGCGCTCAAGGTTATCGCTAGAAGAGTTTAAATACGCCTTGGAGCACACAAATGACAAATATAGGTATATGTTCCTATTGGCGATACTTACAGCTCAACGCATTAGCGATGTTATCAACATGAAGTGGGATGATATAAAAAATGATAGGCTGTATGTCACCCAATTAAAAACAGGCTCTAAAGTAGCAATACCTCTCTCATTAAGACTTGAGTCTATTGGTTATTCTATTAAAGATGTTTTAAATCTCATGAATAGGAGCTCAGATAAAATCTGTGGCAACACCACCGCAAAAACATTAAGAGGTAAATTTATCGAAGCGTTACCTAAACATATAGAAAATAAACCAACATTTCATGAAATTAGAAGTTTATCTGCAAGATTATATGAAGAAGAAAAAAGTGCTGAGTTTGCAAAGAAAATACTTGGCCACAAATCTATGAGAATGACAGATAAATACCTTGATGATAGAGGTAATGGCTACGTTGAATTGTGA